TATTAATCCCGTTAATGAAATGTTTGCTGAAAACTTTTTGGAATTTAACGTAAAATCTTCTTTATACAATATGTTTAAAGGAACCCTAGTAGGACTAGGACGTGGTGTAAGGTACACCACCGCTAAGGTTAGTGACCACAAGTTGGTCACCATGGTTGTTGTTGGGGGGCTAGTTTGCTATTACCATCGCAAAGATGTGAACTACTACCTAACAACACGCGTCATCACGCCCCTTGAAACAATGGTGCTGGACAAATGTTCTTCGGAAATAATGCCCGACCTTCGACAACGATTCAAGGATGAAAACTGCTTGGAGATTATGACCCACAATACACCTAGGAAACATAGTCACCCAGCGGCCGCGAGCCTGAGATGCAAAGCCAACACTTTCATGGACCATTTCACCCACTGTGTAGGGTTAACACCATTCTCAGTATCTATGAGTCGCACGCAGCGAACACATGCTGCCGCGGGATCGAGATACTACCACACAGTGAAGGACATACAAATGGCCCCTTCATACAGCGTCCCTAGTGAGAAAAACATCATCACTATGACGGATGTAGATTATTATGTCGACTTAACGCGAGAACTGCGGGGTCTTCCTGTGTTGATGTACACTTTTGTGCCTTTGGCCCCTGCCGGAGCCACCACAGAAGGTGTATATTGCACGCATGGAGACGATACAGTTGAAACAATAATCCATGGAGGCGCCAGGTATAGACATCCATGTTGGGACTTCGACACTGATCATCTTATTGTCGATCATTTGTTTTACTCGGTATTTTACTTGGTGGAGCAAATAAAAGTCTCAGATGATAGGAGAATAATATTCTTGAATCCTATCAGGAAAGTGTATGGGCCCTTTGCGCGCTGGCTCCCGGGTAAGCGATTGAGCCGCCGCAAAATGAATCATGATAATGTTGCCTTCACACGCTACACAGTGAGTGAAGACGACACCACCAGATGCTATTTTAGCATAGCCAAACTTGGAGAATTTCAATCTTGCACGATTACCAGTGCTACTTTCTCCACGGCATTCATCAGAACAGCTGAATGCAAAGAACCCAATCTAGGACAAGTAGAACGCGTTTTCAATCACGCTAAAGTCCCGTCACCATTGGATTCTGCTGCATTATTTTATGATGCCTACAAGCGCTCGCCGCTCATGTTTGGTAAGGCCCCTGTAATAATAACTCCATGCGTTGACAACCACACGTATCAGGCAGTTGGGCCTCTGGTGACAGAGGATGGACGCAAATCCATGCGTGCACTTTGGCCGGGTTACTGCGGTAACACGTTCTCACCGGCTAAATCATATAACAATGACAAAGCATGCATCGAGGGGCGTATCAACGAACCCAAGAACAAGGAACCCAAGCTACCACCAATTTACTATACTTTCTTCAATGAATTTAGTGAATTCTTGGTTCCTGAATCCTCTGTGTCAACCTTAGCTCCACTGAACCATGATGAGATGGCCGCGAAGTTCAATCGGCCGTCACAAAAATCTCAAATTGAACTAGTCAAGACCACTATGCTCATGGTTGATCCAAAAGTAAAATCTTTTCAGAAAGCTGAAGCCTACCCCAAGATTGTTCATCCTCGCAACATTTCAACGTTGCCCATGGACCACAATTTTAGTTTGGGACAATTTATGTACCCGTTTATGGATTCAATACTTAAAACCAGTCATTGGTATGCCTTTGGCAAAACACCAAAACAGATTAGTACTTTGTTGAATGTTAAAGCTCAACACTCAAAGTACGCCGTTCCTACCGACGCAGATAAGTTGGATGGTTCCATTCGTGCTGTTTTACGTGATTTGTTTTTGACATGCCTCTTACGCGCCTACCCTAAAAGTTATCACGAGGCTATAAGACGCTTAGAAAACAAGGAGAGACACATTCGTGCAACAACTGCTAATGGTGTCTCCTATGACACTGGTGACACGATATTATCAGGCTCCGTTATTACAAGTGTGCTCGGTTCCATCATAAATGCATATCTCAACTATTGCGCGTTGAGACACCATTATGATGCGACTGCAGCATACGAAGCATTAGGTGTTTATGGAGGCGACGACGGAGTCACCTTCGATTTGCCACCGAACACCCTAATGCGAACAGTAGCGAAGTTTGGTATGTCTTTTAAAGCGGAAGCCATAAACAGGGGCAATCCTGTCCCCTTTCTGGGGAGAATTTACTTAGACCCTTGGACAACAAATGAAAGCATTTGCGACGTATTACGTCAATTCAGGAAGTTACATCTTACCGCAACACCAACTATTGTGCCAGATGTTTTAGTTTTACACAGAAAAGCTGTAGGAATATTGGCAACAGACCCAAACACCCCGGTGATAACAATGTGGGCAAAGACAGTAGAGCGTCTAGTACCCCGCTTGCTGGGTATGTTTCCTCTGGATAAACATCGCCAATATGTGGCAACTTTGGTTGACCAATCTTATTGGTCAAAATATTCATCTGAGGTACAATTCATACCTCCAAGTGACCCAGATTATGCTATGGCAATCGTTTGCGATAATCTAGGGATAACACCGACAGAAGTTGCCTCAATTGAGACCAACCTAAAGGCTGCCACAAAGCTTGAAGACCTATATAAGACAAACCTCATCCACACTGAAATGAAAGTTCTTATAGACGCTATCGTTGGCCGAGAATTGGTCAAAGCCCAACCACGCAAAACCATACCTGAATTGGTAAAAGAAAAGGCAAAGCTAAAGATCGCACCTTGCCGTTACATCGCTAAGAACCAACCATGCAAATATGGAGATAAATGTCAGTTCAGTCACCACGTTCCTAAAGACACCGTTAAAAGATCAACGGATAAGTCTAAAACAAATTTAAAGAAGAAATAAATACTACCGTGTCTTACCGCACGGTAATTTACGAAATCACTTATTATTATAACCTCATTACAATATGCCTAATGGAAAACAGAGTAATCGCCCTGCTAACAGCAATCGTCGCAATAACAATACTCGCCGCACTAACGTACCTAACAAGCCGAAGTCAGCCGCAAAAGCCCCTGGACAACAAAAGACCAGAACCCCAGGAACTATCATCAATGCCCTTGCCGCACAAACCCAAAGACTAACATTAGATCCCTATGAGTGTTGCCGCCTTATGGGCTTGGTGCCCAAGATGGCTCCGTCAATACCTGACGGGGCTAACGGAAAGCATATATGCGTCTGCTTATACTCGATTGACCGTATCTCTTTCCCAACTGGAGCTACCGGGTCCCAAACGGTTGATTTACAATTCAACCCGTGGTACCCAACATCCGGCGCCGCCTACTCAACTACCAAATTCAACCTCAATGGACGAGACTATTTACCAAGCGCTGGTCTCGTCGCACCCATTGGAGTAGTTGCACAAATCGCATCACTATCAGCTGGTGACACTTACCCTGGTAATATCACCAACGCGCTCGACATTTATGCAGCTACTGGCTTCCGCATCGTCTCCCAAGCACATCACATCCAGTACACCGGACCTGTGACATCGTGTTCTGGTATGGTTCGAGGATTCACCAACTCCTGGGCATTGGCCCCACGTGGCGAGACTATTTTCGCCAGTGGCACGCCAACCACCCCAGGACCTGGTTATTATGGAACTGTCTATGACAGCAACGCTGCCCAACGCGGTACTGTCAATGTCAACACACCCATCCTTCAAGTGGATGGCACTCGCACCATAACCTCGTATCCATCAAACACTGTGAGCTTGCGACCAGAGCAAGGATGCCTAGTACGACTCAACCATCGCGGTACTTCATTTAAGACCCAGCCAGTCCAGACACCTAATCCATACTTGGTGTCTTTTCCATCACTGGCTGCCCCAGCTGCCAATGCACCAACTGAGCTCGAAAGCATATTCCAGACCCCACCTCCACCCAGTCCCGGTTATTGCGGAGGCATCGCTGCCTTCGACAATGATTGGGAGGGCGCGCACGTGACGCTTGAAAACGTCAACGTCGATGCATCTTTTTCTATCACTAGTTGTGTCTGCGTTGAATTTCAACCACAGTCCTCCTCCAATTTCTACCCACTCGCTAAGGAAACTACCCAACCACAGCCACAACGCATTAATAAGGTGAACTCTATCCTTGCCTCGCAAGGAGTTGTCACCCCTCTTAATGTGTCTGGCCCCCGCTAGCAACCAACGGACCAACAGCGTAAAACTTACGCTGCTGGTGCCGTCCTGGCTGGCGCAAGCTTGGCTACTTTCCTTGGCGCTGCCGGTATCATATTGGGAGCACCTGGTTCAGGATCTATGTTTCGTGCCAGTTATGGCCTACTTTAATTCTATTTTGTGTATATTAGTTAGTTTTATTCTTATTTATATTTACGCCGAAGGAAAACGGCAATAACGTCGCGAGACGGGCTATAAGCTAACCAAACATTTAGTTTAGAATTTATTATGTTCTTATTTCGTAAATTACCGTGCCTAACACAACAGTAGTATAAAGTGGTCCTTAG